TTTCGCCACCTCCACATTCCCTGAAGCGACAATACTCGTCGTAGGATTCGTAAACTCTACTGTATGCGTATGTACATTCCCCGCCGTACTCGTAGAATCATAATCTGAATTTGTACTGTCAAATATACCCGATAGCTTTATATTAGGTTGAAATCCTTTCGCGTATTGCAGCCAGTGGTGTAATTTCATAGCACCCAAATTGCCGGGTGTATACTCCTTCCCTAGAATATCATTTGTTATAGCGGTAGTATCATTCCCTATTTCACCCGCGATTGCGAGTTGTATTATTTTAGCCGGAATAAACGTATCCGAAACTTTACGTTTAAGGAACGTTAATTTATCCTCCGTAGTATCGAATGAAATTTTTGCTTTATCACCGATCCATAAAGAGTTATCGCTCACGTACATATCACGAATTTTGTATTCAGCGGAACCTATATCGTATTGCTCATTTGCTGAAGGAATCATGTGACCTCCTAAAGAAAAGGTTCCACCGTTCATTTCAATATTAGATGAGGTTCGAAGAACTTCGACGTTTGCCGTTCCCCGAACATCTAGAGTGTGTGTGGGTGTAGACGTTAAAATACCCACGTTGGATGTAGACGTATCTACAAACAGATTAGCGGTACCTATTTCTACGTTAGCTGTCGTCTTAAACGCCGTGACTCCATTTAAAAATTGAACGGTCGACGAAGTTGTGTTGGATGAGGTTATATCCAATTGATCGAGAATAATCGATTTAGCATGAATATTTCCATCGAGTACCCTGAGGTGGGAATCGTGAATATCGAGGAACCCGTCGGTTCCGTTCATTTCTATTATTGAGTGAGATTTAAAAGAATAGCGCTAGACGTATTCATATGACCACGTGGATAGATAATATAGTAAAACACTCTGAAACTGAACTAGGCCTCTTAGGTCTCGACCAAACGAACCTGGGTCCTTTGATCATAGACTTTATCAAGAATCTTCAACAAACGCTGGGGAACCAACCGACCGCGATAAAATCTATCCTGAAAACAACCGCTAATCTCGTAGACGGGAAACCCGTTGCTCCCATAACCGAAACAGATTTTGTAGATGATAAGTGCACGAGGTGTTCATACATTTACAAATCCGAAGATGGGCGATACTATAATGACCGAGCGGTCGTGTTTAAGAAAAGCTACGATGACCCGAGTTCGCAATACATGTACCAGGGTCAACAAAGATCGAAACAGGAGATTACTCTACCCTATGTCTTACGCGAGGAGATCGTTCTCATCCCATGAAACTTAAGATGACCGCTGGTGGACATATCTACTATTGGAGGGTTATTTTATTAACCATTCCCCAACACTGTCGGAAATGTTTCGTAAAAGTATCCAGTTAGAATGTATGGGTTGGTCTGTCCGAATACGCAATTTACCGACCAATCCGACGGTGGACCACTCCTTTCGTTCTTCCCTGGGGACATACGCCACATCGGGGTCGAAACTTGGGTTTAACACTCGTCGCTGCGCTGTTTTTACGATACGGTCTTCAGGTATGTTCAAGTCTTCTGGGATTGGTTGTTTTACATCGTGGATCTGGTCGTCGCCCTTTTCATCTTTCCACGCGTACACTTCATAGTCTTCCATTAACAATCTCTCGAAATCATCTCTTAAATATTTACTTTTCCATTTAAGACCGGCGTTGTCTCCTACAAACCCAGGATTTGCAGATATTGCACCTATTATAGAGTTCGTGTCGTCCGTTTCAGAAACTAACTCTATCTTATCGCCGTTCAGTTTCACGGTCATCCCGACGCGATCCTCGTCATCAGGATTACCATCACTCCATTCAAAATACTCGGCGTAATCGGCTCCACCACCGTTCCACGCATTTTCTGCAGTACCAGTCCCCTGTTCATAAAGGATAAACTGCGCATCAAAATTACCGGTAGCTCCATCAGAACCAAAACCCGTGTTACATTGCAAAAACCTCCCATTCACTCCGACAGCAGACTTTATGTTAATACCGGCGAGCACGTGCCCATCAGTCCAACTCGTAGAATCGGATTGAACCGCAAAAATTTTACCCGTGTCATTTCTAACTCCAGTTCCGAGACCCGAATTAAATACTTCGAACGTGGGTCTTGGATTTATGATACCCACCCCAACGCGACCGTTGCTATTAATCACCATCTTAGGCGTAGCGCCGTACCCAGCTCCTGCGACGTTATTGACCGCGTTGAAATACAATCCGTCTATACTATTATTACTTTCATTCCAAATGCATCCACCGTACGTGTTCGCGTACCTCGTGAATAATATCCCGGGACCGGTATCCCCATTGTATGGAGCTGATTTGGATATGTGTAAGGGTCCGTCGGGTGAAGTTGTGCCCACCCCAACCCTATTATTTGTGGTATCCACGTGGAAGGTGCTCGTGTCCACCGTTACCCTGCCATTATCACCATGCTTTATCTCCGTGATATCTTCCCAACTGTTAGATGTTAAAATAATTACTCTTTTCAGTGTTTTGCTATAAGATCCGTTTGCACTTATATAATTGTCGCCGGTACTCAACACTTTTGTACCGATGAACTGTATTTCCGATTTATGATTTACACCGGCCGCCGCGGATGCGGTTCTCGAGCTGTTAATTTCAAGATATATTATAGTTCCAACTTCTGTGGGAACACCGGAGGTGAAATTTGCGGTATACGTCCGTGAAGAAGCGGCGGTACCCTGAGCATTATTTAGGACTATTCTGTTTTCATCGGCTTCTAATGTGTAAGTATCAACCTCACCAGACCCAGATACTCCGTGTGTAATTGTACGCGTTTTAGGTACGAATCGACCACGGCCAGTTATACTTCCACCCACCTCCACATTCCCAGTGGCGACAATACCCGTCGTCGCATTCGTAAATTGGACGGTATTAGATGTCACGTTTCCAATATTCACGATCTGGTCCAAATTGGAAGAAATACCGGTTATATTACTCCCATCACCGTACAAATACCCAGCAACAACATTCCCACCCACCTCCACATTCCCACTGGCGACTAAAGAAGTGGTGGGATTCGTAAACTGGACGGTATTAGATGTAGTGTTTCCCACATTCGAAACTGCCGAGAGACTATGCGAAGACGCCGCTGAAATCGTATTAATTTTGAGAGTTCCACCGACTGAAAGGTTATTTTGTGTGACCACGTTTCCTATGACATTAACGGTTAGTTCCTGGCTAAGATCGTTGATTATTTCTGATGCCACAAGATTACTCTGGGTGTACCCCAAAGTTAATTCGTTCGTTCCTCCATGGTGAATGATTCCTACATTTGATGTAGGACGTTGCATGAGAATACCTATATCGATATTTTGGTCTACATTATTATTAGCTAAACCTATGATTGGATCTTTTAAAAGTTGCGATTCAGATTCTATGAAAAAACGTTCACCGTAAACGAACATGTTCCCGGTGACGCTTAAATTAGAATCTATAGATGTAAGACCAGTGGATGTGGTTATGTACGAATCGCGAAGAACTTTCTGCGCATCCACGTATGGTACTTTTTGGGCGGTTAAACCTGATATGGTTAAATTACTACCAATGACCGCGTTCGCATCAGTGACAAAACCCGTAGTTTCGTTCGTAAACTGAATTACATTTGTGGTGGAATTACCAATATTAGCGACGGATTCGAGTGTCGTGACTAAACCCGTTAGTTTACTTCCATCACCTTCAAAATAGGTAGCACTAACGTTTCCGTCTACGACGAGTACGTTAGACCCATCATCATCTACGAAAAAATTTGAACCGACACTTAAATCATGACCCGGGTCCGTGTTTGCTATACCCACGTTTCCATTAAAATATATTTCAGTTGTACCTTCCCATTGACTTAAGGTTCCTGTAATCGCAGTCGGAGGAATACCAGTTAGACCCGAACCATCTCCATGAAATTGGTGTGCGATGACATTACCGGTAACTTCTATATTAGCACTCGCCGTGAGAGACGTAGGAGCCCCTTGGAAATCGATCGTTCCTGATCCACTCGCGATCGTGTATACTGGGGATATGGATACCGAATTTAATCGAAGCGCCGCAGCCTCCACGTTTCCCTCCACGATGAGATTACTTTTTATATCTGTGACCCCATCTGGAGCTGTTATAGATCCACCTATCTCTACATTACCGGTCGTGACTAAACCTGTCGTCGCATTCGTAAACTGAAATACTTCATCCGAAACATTCCCGGTAGTTATGAACAGATTCGCACTTCCTATTTTTATGTTAGACGTTTCTATGTTAGACGTCCTAAGTGTAGCGTTAGTTATGTCGAGGTAGCCTGTAGGTGAATAGATCGGCATCTCGTCTAGTATTTGTGTAGGTTTTTTCTTACAAAGTGGGACTCAATTTGTAAGAATTTTATTTTGAGGGTCTCAAATCGGGACTCAACCACAGTGGTACGTGCACCCCACGAAGGCTGCTATGTGCACTGCGTTGGCTTCATCTGTATGGGAACCATCGGTCGTGAGAAAACGCCTTTCGTATGGCGACTCGGTTGCACCCGTTTTGTTCTCAAATTGAAGCTGGCCGTTTTCGTCGAGGACATTCTCACCCCTTTGAATTTGATAATACGTGGTGATTTCATCTTCTACATTTGAATATCGATCGTATTCCACAAGTTGGTTCCAGGCATCCTCGGTAATTGTTCGGGTACCAGTCTGTTCACGTTTAATAGTTTGAACGGCAACATTAGATGCAGTAAAGTCGCAATCCATAGTTATCTTGGCAACAGTGTAGTTGGCCAAGAATTCAGATTCTTGTCGCTGTCCGTACCCTGCAACATTGGATGTTGTTATATAATCACCCGACTCCAGGGATCCATTGGTATCCACCACCCAAATGGCACCCTCACCCACGGAGTTAACTATGGCACGGTTGTCGCCTAGGGTTTTGGGGATGGTCGAAATGACTCCACCGTTTGTTGTTTCCACACGAAACGTCGTGTTCGCCTCTTCTGTTGAGGAAACAACTCCAAAACATGCCTTATCTTGAACCACATTTGAAAGGGAGACGATGGGAAGAGATTCATCTATGGTGATCGCACTTTTACCTGTAGCCAATCCATTCAGTTTGACAAATTGGTTTTTCTTGGCTGAAACGACGAGACCCTTTTCCATTGGTTCTTCGGGAATACACTTGTGTTGTCCCGTGAAGGAAGTCACCAAGGAACCTTGTGATCTGATCTGACCACGGACATCTAGTGTATATGTAGGAGCCTCCCCATCCCCTAAGCCGATCCCGACCCGAGTCTTCGAGAAGTTCACCACGTGGTGGCCCTCGTCGCACCGACCCATATCGTAAAGGGTCTTGACCTCTTCGGTGGTGAGGGCACAGTCATAGAGTTTGAAATTGGAGACGCTCGACCCCCGATAGACGTCGGCTTTACGAGAAGCCACGTGTACAGTTGTATTTGCCTCGATATTCGCCGCTGGGGCGGCGGTGGTGGCACCGATGCTCCCGGCAATTTCTTTACCATTGAACCAAAGTCTACGAGATCCCCCTAAGGATCCGCCATCGTATGTTGCAACTATATGATTCCATGAACCAACTCCGACAGTAACAACATAATTTTTATCGTTGCCGTAAAAATAATGATTTATGTTATTATTATTAATATATAAACCAGAAGTTACACCTCCTGAGTCAGCTCCAATTTGACATATTACACGGTCTATAGTAATCAGTTTAAACCAAATAGAAAAACTATGAACGTATGCACCACCTGGATTGTTTAATGGTACTGATTGAATATCATGATCCGCGGTAGTAACTGTTAAACACTTCTCATTGGCGTCGTATACCGCAGATGAACCAATTAATAACGCATCATTCCCCCTCCCACTCGTGTCCCGCACAGCCCCCTCGAACGTGGGGTTGGTCGAGGTATTGTATTCCACGACGAGTCGGTCCCGACGGGGTGTATCGTCCGCGTCAAGGGCCGGTCCAATTCGGGGAACATTTAACGATTTCGTGAGGGTCAGTTGGCCATCGTGGAGGACGGATTGACCCTGCTCACGGGTGCCGAAGA